CCCGATTTTTCGCGTGCCCAAGATGGATCCGGATTTTGCCGGTGAGGTTTTGACGGCGTGAGGCTTTGCCTGGACTGCGGCGCCAGCACCACCGGGGCGCGGTGCGCACCCTGTTTTTCCGCGCGGGCGCGCGCGCGGCAGGAACTTCGAGGACGCGATTGGCCGAAGGTGCGGTCGGCGGTCCTGGAGCGGTATGAGCACATGTGCGGAAAGTGCGGCGCGCCGTGTCCGCACCCGCGGCACCACCACGTCGACCACAAGGTTCCACTCGTGAAGGTGGTCCGGCTCAGGTTCGACCCACATAACCTGTGGCCGTTGTGCGAAGGGTGCGACAAGCGATACGGCGGGCGGGTTTAGATTCGATGCGTGGCTGGCAAGAAACAGAAACCGAGGAACACGCTGCAGGGTCACCGGAAGGTGCCCGGGCTGATTGCGCTGCCTTCGCGGACGCAAGAGAAGCGATGGACGCGCGCCGAGCTGGAGGCGATGAGCCGCGACCAACTGCGGGAGCTAGCGGCGCGTGGTGGACTTTCGAAGAACGGGTTGAAGAGCGACCTGGTAGAGCGGCTGCTGGATTCGGACGACGGGCTGGCCAGCGCGGCCATGCCGGCGCTCCCGGCGATGGTCTGGCCCGAGGGGAAGGGCTGGCACGCGCAATCGATGGAGCGATGGAGGGAGATATGGGCGAGCGACGTGGCGCAGATCTGGGACCGTCACGGGGACATGGGGCGGCTGGTGCGGTACATCGTGAACTTCGACGCGTGGCTGAAGCTGACCGAATCGCTCGCGGGGCGCGAAGTGGTGCGCGGGAGCCGTGGCCAGGTGCGGGCGAACCCGCTGTTCACGGTCCGGACGGGCCTCGAACTGGAGCTGAAAGCGGCCGAGGAAAAGCTGGGCCTGACGCCGATGGACCGAATGCGGCTCGGGATCGAAATCGGCGGAGCGGCGCAGGGGCTGGACAGCGCACGGAAAATCCTCGAAGAGCAGGCGGGCGACATGGATTCGTTCGATGCCGGCCTGCCGGACGGGTGGGAAGTCTCGGGGTAGCAGCGTGACGGCTCCGCGGATTGCGCTGCACCCCCGTAAGGCCGAAGTCACACGGGGCCGCCGGCCTCGGGACGGTTACGGGGAGAAGCGAGCGAAACGGGAAGCCGCACGGGCTCCGCTACTCGCACAGTTGCCGGACTTCATCCCGGACGCGCAGACATTCGAAGAGCGCGAGGCAGCGCGCCTAGAGGAGTGGGTTCGTTCGACACGGGCGGACACGGCGGAGCGCTGGCTGAGGGTCCTGCGCTGGCGGCGAACCGCGTCGCCAAGCATGAGAGCGCGGTTCATTGAGCACTGGGCAAAGCTGCCTCACTCCCCGGAGTACGCGCTAGACCTCATCCACCGCCTGAGGCACGAGCTGTGACCGCCGCACCCTCGGCGCCACCCACCCTCCCGCGCCTGCGCCCCGAGCCATGGCCGGTGACGCCGTTCGGGCCGTACCGGCTTGCGCGCGGAGGGGGCAACATGCTCATCAAGTTCCCGAGCATCGGCGATCGCGTGATCCGCTGGATTGAACGCAATTGCGTGTTCACGGATGGGCAGTGGCTGGGCCGCCAGGTGCGGCTGTTGCCGTGGCAAAAGCAGCTCATCATCGACCTGTTCGAGATGGTCTGGGACGCAGACCTGAAGCGCTGGCGGCGGCGCTACCGGACGGCGCTCATCGGCGTGCCGAAGAAGCAGGGGAAGACCGAGCTCGCCGCGTTCATAGCGCTCTGGTTCCTGCTCGCCAGCGGGCAGATGTCGCCCGGGATTGCGGTGGCCGCGGCGGCTGAGTACCAGGCGGACCTGGTGTTCGGCGCGGCCGCGCGCTGCGTGGAGAACAGCCCGACGTTGTCGCGGGTGTGCCAGGTGTTCGCCCGCGAAGTGCAGGTGACTGGCGCGACGAACGCGCGGATCCGAAAAGTGGCGGCCGCCGGCGGCAAGCTCGACGGCATGAAGCTGGTCGCGAACGTGTACGACGAGCTGCACGAGTGGGTCACGCCGAACCAGCGGAAGGTGTTCGGCATGCTGCGCGGAGCGCTCGCCCTCGCCGAAGAACCGATGAACCTGATGATCACGACGGCCGGCGAAGACGATGGCGAGCAGGACGAGGAAGCGGTCGCGCCGTGGTTGCGGATGTACCGCTACGGCAAGCTGCTGGAGTCGGGCGAAGTGACGGACGATGCGTTCTTCTTCCGCTGGTGGGCCTCGCCGGCGGGCACGGAAGCGCGGGACATCGGCGCCATCAAGCGGTGCAACCCGAGCTTCGGCGTGACGGTGCGCGAAGCGTTCTACCTGGACGAGTTCAGCAAGCGCACCACGAGCGAGCTGCTGCGCTACTACCACAACCTGCCGGTGGAGACGCTGAACATCTGGCTCGAGCACGGCACGTGGGAATCGTGCCGGGTGCCCGCGTTCGAACTGGACCCGTCGGCGCCCTCGTGGCTGGGCTGGGATGCCTCGACCAAGCGAGACTCGACAGGCGTTGTCGTGGTGCAGCGCGTGGAGGGGCGGCTGCGCGTGAAGCGCTGGAGCTGGGAGCGGCCCATCGGCCCGGGCGGCGAGCCCGTGAAGGACTGGAAGGTGCCGCGGAACGAGGTGCTGGCAAAGGTTCGGGAGCTGTACGGCTCGCTGAACATCGTCGCCGGCGGGTATGACCCGCACGCCATTGCCTGGGTGGCGGAGGACCTCGAGAACGAAGGGCTGGCGCTGTTCGAGTGGCCGCAGACGGACCAGCACATGTGTCCGGCGACGCAGGGCCTTTACGAAGCCATCATCGATGGCGTGCTCGCGCATGACGGTGACCCAGTGCTCGAGCGTCACATCAAGGCGGCGAAAGTGAAGAACACCCCGCGCGGCGGGCAGCGGCTGGTGAAGAGCGACAGCGGGCGGAAAATTGACTGCGCGATCGCGCTGGTGATCGCGATAGGGGTGATGGAGAAGCGGCCGGACCCGGTGCCGGGATTCTCGCTGTACGTGCCGGGAGACGAGGACAACTAGCTACGCCGTTCGCGCCCCTACGCTGAGCGCGATGCTGCTGACAGCGCTGGAACTCGTGTGCTTCGGGGCCATCAGTCTCGGCGTAGCGGTGGCTGGCTGGGCGGTGGCCGGGCCAGCTGGTGGTACGGCCGCTGGACTGATCGCGGGCGGCGGTTGCGGCGTCTACCTGGTCAACGCGTATTCGATGCCGGTCGCGGAAGAGGAGACGGACGATGCCTAGCATTCGACGGCTGGCCGAAGCGCGGAAGGCGTTCACCATCAGCACGAACCGAAACATCGCGTTCTCCGGGGTGAACGGCGAGATCGACATGACCGGGGCCTACACGAGCACCGGGACGAAGGTAGACGAGCAGACCTCGCTGCGGATTGCGGCGGTGTGGATTGCCACCACGCTGCTGGCGGACGAAGTGGGCGGGCTCGTGTTCAAGCTGATTGCGAAGGATGACCGCGAACGCAGGCCGGTGGAACCACCGGAACTTGCGCCGCTGTGGGACATGGCGAACCCGGACCAGACGCCGTTTGGCTTCCGGGCAACGATGACGCTGAGCCTGCTTCTGAGCGGCGTTTCGCTCACCCAGATTGGCTGGCTGAACAACGGCAGCGTGGGGCGGCTGTGGCCGATTGACCCGACGTCCATCCGCTACGAACGGCTGGACGACCAGGGCGTGCGCATCACGTCGCCCGGGCAGGGATCGCTGGAAAACCACCCCGGGCAGCGGCCCGAATTCATGATGATCCCGCTCTACCAGTTCCCCGGGCAGCTGGAACCGCTGAGCCCGGTGCGCTACGCGGCGGAGATGCTGGGCCTCGGGGCCTCGTATGACCGGCTTGCCGCGAACCTCGCGGGCCGCGGGTTCAACCCCGCGGCGGTGCTGACGTTCAATCAGGAGATGCCGGACGACCTGGCGGAGAAGTACAGCGCGCGGCTGACGAAGCTGCACGGCGGCGCCCGCAACGCGGGCAAGGTGGCGGTCCTGGGCGGGCCGGAACCGAAGCTGCAGGCGTTTCAGATGAGCCTCGCTGACGCTCAGTTCATGGCGCAGAACGATCGGGTTTTCGCGTTGACGATGGCGTTGTGGCGCGTGCCGCCGACGGTTGTCGGCATGGTGGACAAGCCGAGCACGTGGGGCACGGGCGTGGCGGAATTCGCGCGCGGCCTCGAGCGGTTCACGACGCGGCCGATTGTGCAGCGCATCCAGGACGGCGTGGAGAACTACATCACGCGCTGGGTGGACCCGGGCATCCAGTGGCGCGGCCGGTTCGATTCGCTGCTGAGCGCCGCCCCGAAGGACCGGACGGAGATTCAGCGCCAGCAACTCATGAACGGCATGACCAGCGTCGAGCGCATCCTCGCCCAGAACGACGAGCCGCCGTTCGAAGACGGGGAAACGGTGTTCAGCCCGCTGAGCCAGGCGATGGACGAAGACCGCCGATTGGCGCGGCTGAAGCAGCAGGCGGAAGCGGCCGCGGCCCTCGTTCGTGCTGGCGTGGAGCCTGCGGATGCGTACGCCGCCGTGGGGCTGGATGTAACGCCCGCGCCTGCAGGAAACCAGCCGAAGCAGGCAGGCGTGCCAGCCAGCCAGCCCGTGGACCTGACCGTCAACGTAGACCTCCCGGCCGTGAACATCACGAACGAAGCGTCGAAGCAGGCGCGTACGGTGACCCGGCACGTCATCCGCGACCAGGCGGGGCACATCGCGGAAGTACGGGAAGAGGAGGGCTAGATGGCAGGCATCGTACCGAACGCGGGCGAGGAACTGGCCCTCAAGAACTTCCTGAACCACACCGCCCCGCAGGACCAGGTGTTGAAGCTGTTCGTCAACGATAAGACGCCGGCCGAGGGCGATACGGCCGGGAGCTACACCGAGATGAGCACGCAGGGCTACGCCTCGAAATCGCTCGCGGGCGGGTCATGGAGCATCACTCCGGGAGCGCCCAGCTCGGCGGCGTACGCGCAGCAAACGTGGACGTTCGATGGCACTGGAGGCGCGACGAACGTCTACGGCTACTTCGTCGTCCAGGCGGTAAGCGGCATCCTGATGTTCGCGGAGCGGTTCACCGGCGCCCCCTTCGCGGTCGCGAACAACGGCGACCAGATCAAAGTCACCCCGACAGTGACCGGGGAATAGCGGACCATGCTTACACTTGCCGCCGCCGACACGATCGCGGGGGTTGCGTCCTCAGCCTCGAAGGTCACCTGCACCATCTTCGGGATGGAACTGAACGCGGGCACGGAAACGTACAAAGTCCTGGACCAGCGGCAACTGGCGGCGGCCGCCGCGACGATTTACACCGTGCCGGCTTCGACGCAGGCGTTCATCCGCTCGATAACCGTAGTCAACACGGACACGGTGAACGCGGTGACGTTCCAGTTGTTCCGTGGTGGCACCGGCGCCGCGAACGCGATCACGCCGGTGATGGCGCTTTCGGCTGGTGGGTCGATGGTCTACGAAGACGGATACGGGTGGATGACGTCATCGATTGCCGTCGGCACCACGCTCGATTCGCCGACGTTCACCACCCTGGACAACCACTCCGGCTACTCGGACTACGCGGCGATTTCGAACCCGGCCGCGCCGGCGGCCGACACCCTTCGGCTGTACGCCCGCAAGGTAGCGGGGAGGATGGTCCCCAAGTGGATCGGGCCGGCGGGCATCGACACGCCGTACCAGGCGGCGCTCTACGGCAACAACGTCGTCCTGTATGTCCCGAACACGGGCACCACGGCGGGTCTCAACCTCGGCACGCCATGGGCGGTGGGCACGACAGTGGCCCACCCTGCGCCGACTGCCGGGATCTACACCCAGATGAAGCGCACGACGTCGACCAACGTCGCGACCACCACGAACCAGGTGCTCGGGGTCTCGTCGATCGTGAGCACGGCGGCGCAGTTCTGGCGCGGCAATTCGGCCGGGCTCGGCGGCTTCTTCTTCTTCGCGCGCTTCGGGATCGAAACGCTGACCCCGGGGTCACCCAACGCAACGCGGCTGTTCGTCGGGCTGATGTCGGGGACAACGAACGTCCTGGCATCGGACACCATCCCGGCGATTTCCTGCATCGGCCTCTGGCACGACACCACCGACGGCGCGAACGTCATAAACCTCCTGACGAAGGACGGCACCACCGCCACGAAGAACGCCCTCGCCGGTTCCCCCAGCACGCCGTACGCCACCGGGCAGGCGTATGACTTCTACCTGTACGCGCGCCCGAACGACAGCGTGATCTACTACCGCCTGGACAACCTCAACACGGGGGACATCCTGGCTGACTCCTCAGTTTCGACCACCCTGCCGGCGAACACCGCGTTCATGGGGCCGGTCTGCGGGATGAGCAACGGGACGGCGAACATCGTGGCGGGCACGGTCGGTATCGGCGTGAACCGCCTCTACATCGAGTCAGACCGCTAGGCGATGGCGCGCCTCGACGCCCGCTGGGGAAACTTCCGGGAACGTGGCCAGGCGTGGGACCACTTCTGGCAGGACGCGGCGGCCGCCGGGGGTGGGACAACCACCTACACCTACAGCGGGTCAGTCGCGCTCACGTTCGGCGTGGCGGCGATCGCCACCCTGGGGCGCGTCGGCTCGTTCAGCGATGCACTCGTGTTCACCGTCACGGCGGCAGCGAGCCAGGGCCGCGCTGCCAGCGGCGATGTCGGGCTGGCCTTCGGCATTTCGGCCCCCCACGGATTCACGCCGGTTTCGGTGGAAGCACCGCCGAGCAGCGGAGGCGGCGTCTGGCGGCCAACGCAGTTCCTCTACATGCCGGCCTCACGGCAAACGCCGGTTGTCCACTTCCACCGCGGCCGCGGCCGCTTGCGCCTGACGGTGCGTGCCGCGGCCAGCCACGCGATGGACCACCCCGGCAGCGCGCCAGCGCCCTCGCTTCGCGTCGTCAGCCGGCGGACATTCATCCGCGCCCGCCTGCCCAGCGCTGAGCTGGACGAAGAGCTGCTAGTGGCCCTCGGCGTGCTCTAAATCGCTAGGCGTCCTCGCCTTCGACGCTAACGGCGTGAACACGTTGCTGCGCAAATCGCTGCCCTTCGAACTGAAGTCGGGGAACACCGGCGAGTTTCGCGCCGTGTTCGCCACGTTCAACGTCATCGACCACGACGGCGATGTCACGGTGCCCGGTGCGTTCAAGGACGGCACCGAGGTGATCATCGGCTCGTTCGGCCACAAAACGGCGGACCTGCCGGTGGGCAAGGGCGTCATCGTCGCGAACGATCGTGAGGCTTCGGTCGAAGGGCAGTTCTTCCTGGACACCGGGCCGGGCAAGGACACCTACCAGACGGTCAAGAACCTCGGCGGGCTCGGCGAGTGGAGCTACGTGTTCTCCGTCCTCAAGCAGTCGTTCGGGGAAATAGACGGGCGGCCCGTGCGCTACCTCGAGGACATGAAGGTGTTCTCGGTCGACCCGGTCCTCGCGGGCGCGGGCATCGATACACGCACCACGGATATCAAGTCGCTGGGCTTCGCCGAACACGGCGAGGAAGTCGCCGCCCTCGTGGAGACGTACCTGGCGCGAGTGAAGGAACGGACGGCCATCCGTGGGACGGAAGGCCGGAGTTTGTCGGTTGCCAACTTGGCGAGCCTGGGTGAATTGGCGGAGTCGCTGAAGAACCTGTCGGGCGAGCTGGGGCAGTTGCTGCGGCCGAAAGCGAACGACGAGCTGGAGCTGGCATACCTCGCCGCCCAGCGCATTCTCGCCGGACTTCCGGCATAGGAGAAAAGCAGTGGTCTTTCAGGTAACAGTCGAAAACGAAGCCATGGCGGCGGGCCTCACCGAGCCGATGGCGCGGAAGGCGATGGCCGAGCGCGCGGAAGCGCTCCACGCCATCTTCGAAGAGGCTGGTAAGGAACTCGACCCCACGAAGGTCAAGAGCCACGCCTTCAAGGACGGGGCCGATATGGCCACGTTCATCCGGAACGCGAACGCCGAACTCAGCATCATCGGCAAGCGCGTCGGCGAGTTCGACGAACTCGACAAGATCCGCACCGACAACCAGAAGCGGCTCGACGCCGGCAAGACGTTCCGGAGCGACCCCGGCGCGTGGGCCCCGAAGGGTGACGCCGCAGCCGAGCGCCCGGTCGTCAAGTCCCTCGGCCAGCTCTTCGCGGAATCGAAGGCGCTCCAGGCCGCGAAGGACCACCAGGTCGGCAACTTCACCCTCGAAGACGCCGATGCCAAGCAGCTCCTCCAGATGAAGGCGAACTTCGTCACCACGGCCGGCTGGGCGCCTGAATCGCTCCGCACGGGCGTGGTCATCCCGGATGAGCAGCGCGAGATCGAAGTCCTCGACAAGATCCCGATGCTGCCGACGGGCATGGCGGCCGTGGTCTACATGGAAGAGACCACGTTCACCAACGCCGCGGCCGAACGTGCTGAAGCCGCCGCCTACGCGGAATCCGCGTTCGCGCTCACCCAGCGTTCCGTCACCGTGCGCAGCATCGGCACGAGCCTCCCGGTTTCCGATGAGCAGCTCGAGGATGAAGCGGGCGTCCAGGCCTACCTGGACCAGCGGCTGATGTTCGCCGTCCGCCAGCGCGTCGATAGCCAGGTGCTCGTCGGCGATGGCATCGCCCCGAACCTCGCGGGCACCATCAACGTGGCCGGCATCAACACCCAGGCGCTGGCGGCGACACCGTCCTCGATGCGTTCTACAAGGGTCTCGACCTCGTGCGCGTCACGGGCCGGGCCGTCCCCTCGGTCTTCTTCGTCCACCCGACGGACTTCCAGCCGGTGCGCCTGCTGAAGACCGCCGACGGTATCTACATCTGGGGATCGCCCTCGGATGCGGGCCCGGAACGCGTGTGGGGCTTGCCTCTCGTGCTGACCACGGCCGTCACCCAGAACACCGCGCTGGTGGGCGACTACGCCCGCTTCAGCGGCCTGTTCATCCGCAAGGGCGTCGAAGTCCAGACCGGCTACGTGTCGGCGAACTTCAC